TTCTAATAATGACTTTTCCTGTTCCGATTGCAAGTATGCCATTCTCTTATCGCGGTAATATTGAAATACGTTCCATAAACCTATTTGAATTAAGGTGAATAGAGCGAAAGAGCTCCAGAAGCTTATATTAAAATTAGTTAGAAAGTAGCCTATACAAGCGCTAACGGCTACGGTGATGCCGACGGATCTTAAGATTTGTAATGTCACTATAATATATTATAGTCTACTTATTTGAAGATTCAATGAAAAAGTTGTCAACATCATCAGCTATCTCCTTCATGATTGATTTAATTTTTGACACTTTTCTGGACATACTCTTAAGTTGCTCGGATGCTTTCGGCTTGCCTTCAAGGACGGGATTTTCTAGAGCTAATTCAAAAGCGTGTTGAATATGTTCTGCATGTAATAGTAGGTCTCCCATTAACTCCACCATCATCTGTGTGTTATGCGGCATGTTTTTAGGGACCTTTGTGTTATTCGGGTGCTGATCGTCGTTTTTCTTTAGTAAATCGACGAGAGTGTACTGTCTGGGGCCCATTGAGCGCCCAGACATCCCTGTTGCCCACTTGTCTGATTGAGCAACTTGGTCTTCTTTGACTAGTTGAGTTAACTGGTTAAATGAAAGGTCGTTATCATCCATAATCGTAATTATTTATTAACAAAAAGGGTCTAATTAGGATAAATAATTATGAGCTATGAGTATTTTTGAAAAAAAGTTTGCGATGTTACTGGAAGCACCAGGAGACGTTCCACCCGCCGTGCCAGAAGATATGGCTGTACCAACTGATGATATGGCGCCTGTCGCGGCAGAGCCTACGACTGACGCTGAGACGACGGGAGTTCTTGATCAAGGGGCTACTCCTGACAACCCAGCCTTAAATTATAAACGTGAGCAAAAAACTCATATGACTTCTACTATTCAGACCTGGATTGGCCAAATTCAGGAGTTTAATGAGTTCTTAAACGGGCTTGAAGGCTCGTCTATGCAAGCCCAATTAAACAACGCTGACTGTGATACACTGTTTGCTGACATTAGTAGAAGTGAAACTAAGAAAATTTCGAGAATTGCTCAAGATTTAAGTGCGCTAACGGAATCTTTTAAGGGATATCTATTAGCTGCGGAAGATAATAACCAGTAAAAGAATAAATAATTATATGCCTGTAAACTGGACAAATAACTCAAACGACGGTCAGTCAGCTGACATTATTACGTTCCTCATTAACAATGGAAGTAATGAAGCGATCGGTCAAACCGTAATTACTGTTGATGATTTCGATCAAACAGACACAGATGGCGTAGGTCATCCTAACTGGAAGGTTGGTGACAAATTCACCATTACTAACGATAGCACTAACACGTTGCATGAGATTACAGCAATCGGATTCACCGGTGCTGGTGGTGATATTACCATTACCCCTGCGCTAGTGGAAGAAGCTGTTAATAATGAAGTCTGCACTAAGGAAGATAGCTACAAAGGTAATCAAGGTAGTGCTGAGCGTCACTTAAGACTTCGCAATCAAGGTATTATCTAACCTGGCCGAGCATTACTCGAACTTTTAATCCCGTATGAGAGTTATCTAGAATAAACTTATACGGGATTTCGTTTACTCCGAGCCCAATAGCCATATCGTTGAAGTCTTTAAATCTAGTACCATACTCTTCTGGCCAGACAAATACGTTATGACCTTGCTCAGCTAAGCTTATAGACTTATTCATACTCGTCTTATCTAACCATTGCGAATCTAGCACCCATGTCTTACTATGTAATGGGTATTTCTTTAATTGTGCAGACTGCTTGGAGTTCATAGAGGTACTACTGTTATCCTGAATACCAGCTACAGCTACCCCATTAGAGCAAAAGCATGCATCTATCGGACCTTCGAATATAAAGATGTTATCTATGTCTGGATCGATACGGTTTATGTTAAACAGCGTCTTCTCACTTCCAGACTTAGACAGATACTTTGGCAACCTCTCAGTAAGGAAGACAGTTCTAGTCTGGTAGAACTGTATAGTATTACTGTCATCGTAAAATGGTAGAATCAATCTATTCTTATGAATAAAGTCCTTGAGACTTACCCATAGGGAGGATGGCTTATTAATAGCAGTCAGCAAGCCCCTCTTCTTAGCGAACTTATACACTTCAGTTACAATGTCGTTGTTCTTGTAATATGATAGCTGAGATTCGTCGTATAAATTAATGCTATCCTCTGGCAAGGTACCTGACTGTGGTGATGTATACGCTACGTTAACAGGCTTAGTTATATCTTCCGGTAAAATATCGTAATCTCTAGCTTCATGTAATATCTCTTTATATGAGATGCCTTCTAGTTCTTGAATGAATCTAACGGGCTTACCTGACCAACCGCAATTATGACAGAAGATATAATCTTCCTTAATCATATAATACAGTCTACGCTTTCTGCCCCAGCTCTTACCCTCTTTGCATATAGGGCAACCACCTTCAATTATAGAGCCGTTATGCTTAGGCTTAGCGTACCCAGCTAATTGGTGGAATTTCTGTATAGTATATTCCTGAGGAATAATCACATATACATTATATGAAATATAACCGGAAAAACAAGCTTATTATTTCGGCTTATTTTGAGGGGACTTCTCTTTGATTATAGTCTCTACGACACCCTTAGTGATGAACTGACCGGAAGCTGGACAGTACCAACGAGCTTCACGTACAATACGGTCGCCGTAGTCTCTGTCAATGATTTTAGGTGTTGACCATTCCCCCGAATACGGTGAGACAATCTTTTTCGGTGTTACGTTATCCATTGTATATGTATTTATGTATCTGACGGTGTATTGCTATGTACATTCTCATCGGTCCCGGTAGTTTCTCCGCGATCACGGTATTGTGTACAACACACGGAATATACCTCAGATGGCAACTTCTCCACCACGTCTAAGACGTTAGATTTAATGGCGGATTGAACATCATCGTCCGATATATGTCTTACGTGTAGATCGGGCAGGGACAGGAATACATACTTGCCGTTATATTGTTCCATGTAAACTAGGAACTCGCCCATATAATCACCATCAGTGACCGCGTAAACGTATTTACGCTTAGGGTGTTTAAATATTTTCGCTATACCATCTAATAGTTTCATCTAAACCTTCGTTGAATTCTGTAAATTTAAAGTCAGGGCACAAGTTCATAAACTTGGAGCTGTCAATAGAGTATCTAAAATCATGACCCAATCGGTCGTTAACGAATTTAATTAATCCGAAAGGCTTATCTATACAGGTCAGTACATTTTTAACTAATGCTAGGTTTGTTGTTTCAATGCCTGAGCCTATATTATAAATATCACCGGACTGCCCTGATTTATATATCTCGTAAATAGCTCTACAGTGGTCATTTACAAATATCCACTCACGCACATTGTCACCTTTACCGTATACTGGTATACGGATGTCATTGAGCGCGTTACTAATTACTTTGGGTAACAACTTCTCGGTGTGTTGGTGTGGTCCGTAGTTATTACAGCACCTCGTTGTTACTACATCCAAGCTATACGTCTTGTGATAAGCTCTTACTAAGAGATCAGCACCAGCCTTACTCGCTGAATAGACGTTATTAGGTTCCAAGACTTTATTTTCTAAAAATGACGGTCCATCATGATCTAGTGCACCGTATACTTCGTCAGTTGATATATGTACGAACCTTGTATCAGGGCTATGCTCTTTAATCCCTTGAAGTAAACACATAGTGCCTACCGTATTTGTATGTACGAAGATTGTTGGATCTGTAATACTGTTATCTACATGACTCTCAGCAGCAAAGTGGAAAATAGCTTTTGGTTTAATGTGGCTAAGAAAACTATGAACAAATTTAACGTTGTTTATATCACACTTAACAACTCTAACCTTGTCACTTTTATTAAGATAGTCACTGTTGCCAGCGTATGTGAAGTTATCTAAGACAATGACTTCATCGTCTACGACTTTATCTAAATAATTGACAAAATTGCTTCCGATAAATCCACAGCCACCTGTAACTACGTAACTCATACTAATAAAGGTATCTTCTCGAAGAGATATCTTTTGTAACCACTGTCAGGTAACTCGGTAGCAAGAGCTATGAATTCATCTTCAGTAATAAATCTTTTCTTATAGGCCACCTCTTCTATACATCCGATCATTTGACCTGTTCTGGACTGGATTGATTTGACGAACATGGAGGCCTCGAACATTGCATCAGCATTACCAGTGTCAAACCAGGCTGCATTATCGCGAAGTAGTTTTACGGATAGCTTCTTATCTGCAATATATGAATTATTGAGATCGGTAATCTCAAGCTCACCCCTGCTTGACGGTTTTAGAGATTTTGCACGATCAACGACAGTACTATCATAAAAATACAAACCCGGTACGGCATAATTAGATCTAGGCTCTGCAGGCTTCTCTTGTATATCTATTACACGTACATCATTGTCGTATGTATCTGTTAGACGTTCAAACTCTACAACGCCATATTCTTGTGGATTCGAGACACGATAACCAAATACGCAATTGGTATTCATCTTACTGATATACATTAAGTCCTTGTAGAAGCTTTCACCGTAGAAGATATTATCACCTAGTACCAGTGCGCATGGGTCGTCATTTAGAAACTTAGCATTATTAGCAATTAAAAATGCATCGGAAAGACCTCGAGGCTCTGATTGTGTAGCATATTCAATATTAAGACCTAGTGCAGCACCGTTACCTAAGAGATTATTGAAATTTAAAACCTGGTCCGGGCTAGTTATGATAAGTATGTCCCTAATACAAGCAGACATGAGCGTAGATAGCGGATAATAAATCATCGGCTTATCGTATACTGGTAGCAACTGCTTGTTGACTACGTTGGTCATAGGGTTCAATCTTGAACCACGACCACCGGCAAGAATAATACCCTTTCTATAACCCGGCATCTCTATTCCTTTCGTTTAGTCGCAAAATACAGCTTCTTAGTGAGTCTCTAACGTCAGGCATATCGAATCTACCCTTTGTTTTTAGCTTACTACCACTCAGTGTACAGTTCGACCTACCTGCCTTGATGTCAAGTTCCTCGATAGGTACCACTCTCCAGTTCCTGTTAGATAGCCCGCCCTGTTTGAGCATATTAATCACCTCAGCCCCGGTTATAGAGCCATTATTAATGATATTATAAATTCCTTGAGGTACAGTGTTTCGATGTACGCAAAAATGCTCTATAGCTTTACATAAGTCATATACACAGGTAAGACTATTAGGATAGCTGACAATGTTCTCGTACTTTAAATACTTGTTTAATATATTTTTACGGCCATGCGTACTGCAGAAAGGCATTCTTAGTCTTAAGATGTAACCATCCATATTCTTAAGCGCGAGCTCACCCGCATGCTTTGATTTACTATAAAAACTGCTATGATCAGTGTATAGTCCAAAGTTAGGCATATGGTCTTCAGTAAAAAAATCATCACCTTCATATATACAACCGCTAGAGATGTGTATGACTGGGATTCTGAAGAGGTTCAATGTCTCAGCGGTTCTGACGGGTGCTGTGACATTATACTCCCAGCATTTCCATTTTTCATCCTCACATGCATCTACATTCGGCTTGCCAGTGTAGCCTGAGCAATTTACTGCGACGTCGAATCGTTGATATGCACCGACCATCGAACCGTTAAGATAACTTTTGAAGTCTGTAGAGCTACTATGAAGCTTTGTATATGTGTAGTCGACATCTTTTTGGGTAATTTGAGCGACAGAATGACTACCCTTTAATTGGTTAAAAAGGTGATTGCCTATATATCCACCGCCGAGTATAAGGACATTCATATATAATATATTATGCCAGCCTACTCGAAATTTCCAGGAGGAAACTGAGAAGACATGGTATCTACAATAAACTTTTGAAGACCGGTACTTAGTGCGTCCATATCGCGCGAGTTATTAGCATATGTACGGTTAACTGCCTTACCATCAACGGTATAACCTATTACGATATAACTAGACAGGTATTCTCCCATGGCACCGTGTAATCTATCCAAGTCTTGCTTATGCTTACGGAATGCCGGGTCTTCTTTTTTTGCGAAGAATGATGCTAGACCTTGTAAGGCATCATCATTGATACTCTTCTTAGCCTTAGGTGTACGTTTCCGCTTTTTGGGTTTAATGTCACCCTTTGGTGGTACGCTCGGCTTTTTTTTGGGATTGTTGTTCGGTTCCATCATTATTATTTATGCCTCCAGGTAGAACATTAAATTCATGTAAGTGTTTTGTGACGACCTCAGTTGACTCTGTGTTGATGTGATAACCTCGAGGAATCTTCAAGCCATTATCACCAAATTCATATAACCCTCTATATGGCCATTCACCGTTATCTCTGCAAGTAACAAATACAGAGTCAGTACCTGGGTTTATTACGACAGTCCATTTTCGCGGATCATCATCATTGTATCTACTGTATACCCTATCAGTATAATACCCGCTGTCTCTAAGCTTCTTGATAAAGTAACTCTGTGTAGTGATTTTGTTCTTTGGCATTAGTTTACAAGTCCTGATACGATATATGTCATGGCAATATTATCAATATTGATCTTGAACATCATGACATTCAACTCTTTATTGACTAATACATCTATATTATCACAACGGGCACCTGCTAATGTACGTATAGTCTCAAAGCTAATAGGCAGCGGGGTATCGATAGGTACCCCAGTGTAAGTATCACACAGTTTTAACGATAGATTATCTACATTGTATGACTGCTTGTCGTCAATATCTGCATATACGCTATCATCTTTAGTTGATATATACAATTTATTAATATTGACAGTAAATGCAGATCCTTTAATGAGATTGATCAAGGAGCTAAACGGTACAGTGAAGCTCGTATCATAAGTAATCTGCTTGATCTTATCAACGCTAATTGAGGGTGATGTAATGATGCCATCCTCAAGTAGGTGGTATGTAAACCTCATCGAAGGTGATTTATACTTAATATTGTTATCCTGCAGCGACAGCTCAATGCTATCGTCGTTAACACACTGCAATATCTTTGTCAATCTGCCTAGATCGGGCAAATTTATACTTATCTCCTCCTCTATATCCATCTCCTGATCATACTTTGCATATAGAATCACGGTATTATCAGCTGCAGCTAATAAACACGATACACCCTTCTGTGTCAATTTGAAGATGGCGCTATTACCTATCCTGCTAACAGGGACGAGGAATTTACCGATAAAATCAACTCTGTTTGGTATTGTTAGTATCATCAAATCTGATCGTAATCTGCTTAGTGTTGCTCTTTAGTAAACTCTTCATTATCTTTTCCTCTGTCATAGTCAATTTGCTTAAGACATTCTCTATACGGTCTAGTCGAGCGAGAATTTGAGGATCGGTAATGAATGCTTGAGGCTGCATAACTGGTTGCTGCATAACTGGTTGTTGTGGTTGCATAGCTGGTTGTTGTGGTTGCATAGCTGGTTGTTGTTGCTGTTGTATAGGCACTGGCTGGGATTGAGTTACAGGTATACCGAACTCTTTAACTGCATTGCTTATGATACCCTTTGCGTCCCAGTTCTCCTTGGAAGTTTGCAAATTAGCAGAACCGGAGACAATATTCTCGTCCATACTTTTTAGTTGTGCATTTGTTGCACCTACTAAGTGTGCCACAGCCGCGATATCGTCAGGGGTATTCATTTAGTCTCCCAATCCGTCTAGAAGTTCTTTAACCTTGTCGTCGTCTAATGGGTCAACATCATCTACAGACTCCGTAGTTGGTTTGGTCTTGGATGGCGCAGCTGCTGGTGCCGGTTCAGCTTTATCACTACTCGGTGCGGATGGCGTATTCCACGAGTCAGCGGCGGGGTCGCTAGTAGATCTGCAGTAGAAGTGCTCGTCTAGCACCTTATTAAGATCGTCGTAACTCTTTACAGTGAACACTGACTCGAGATCATTAATACTACCGCATACCTCTTCAGCAGACTCGGTCGTCATACCAGCAATCTTTGAAGGTGGTGCAAATCTGGACGAAACATAAGTCGGAAAGTCTCCTTGACGTTCACACTTAATCTTAAAGTTACAGCCGTCTTTACTAAGGTCAAAGATTCTAGGACCGAAGTCTTCAGCGTCGTCACCATTGACAGCGTCCATAATGATCTTATATAACTGCTTACCGAACCTCAACAGCTTGACCTTTCCGTCATTGTCCGGATTGGATGGATCATTGACGACGTAAACATTGGCTAGCCAGTTTTCACGGCGGACAATCTTAGTAGCTTTCGCTTTCTCCTCATCTGAGCCATGCTTACCGAGGCTGTATCGTGCTTCAGCGATAGGGTCACGCTCACCGAACGTTTGCGGGCTTACGGTGCTCATGTATTGACCAGTAGCGAAGCTTTCCCACGCATGGCTATAGTAATGAAAAAATGTTTTGCTTGGATCTGTAACATTGGGTAGTAAGCGGACGGTGTATATATTGCCTACAGATAGTTTCAATATATCTTTATACTTGGTGTTTGATTGCTGGTTGTCTTGTGATAGTGCGCTCGCGATCTGCGAGAACATGTCGTTAGTGTATGTCGATGTCATATTATTCTTAGTTTGCTTTTATTTTAATTAACAGTTTATTTATTTTTGCTAGACCAGTTTCTACGACTCGTTTAGCTCTCCTAGAATTATAGTATCTTGTCTTGTATAATGCAAGATTATTTTCAATATTTTTTCCTAGGGTAAATTCCATCTGACCCTGGGGATATGTCTCCAATATAGACCTAAACTCACTGAATCCGAATAACGTATAGAAAGACACCTGGCGCTCTCTCATATGAACTATAAAGCTGTGTATATTATTGGTCTTATGATTGGTATAGTCTTCAACTGTAATGTTATGTTGTTTGCAGAACCTGAAGATGTGCATTAACGAATCTGTAATGAACTTGATTTGATATTCACCGTCAGGGCATTCATTATCTCGCTGCGAAGTATATGTCCCGTACATTCTTACGGCCTTAGGTGTTGTATAGAACCGCAAATCGTACGCGCTATCATCAGGATGTACCTCGTATGGACAGTTAAAGAACTCCTCCATCTTAATATGTGAAAACTTTATAAAGAATCGTTCCAGCTTCTTGACATATACATAATTTTCATTATCTTCAAACGAATCGAAATTCTTACGAAATCTATATGGCTTATTGGAACGGGTCCTGCTTACTTTGAGATACGTATTGTATATATTCTTCTCTAAGGGGGTCATTTCGTACGGACGCGTCGTGTCTTAGTTACACACTTCTTGCCTTTAGCATTTAGATATTTTTTTATATATTTGCTCTTATGCAGGCTACTGTCATATTCTAAGAAAGCCTTTAAGGCTTCGTAATCATAATCAAATTCACACATCGACATATATAGTGTTTTAATTTCTCTATCCTTCAGTACTAATAAAAATATATTAGCCAGGTTTAGCTTCTTGTTATGTAGTATACATACTAATGCACAGAAACGCAAGAACAATGTTTTGAACTCATAATCGCATATTTTATTTCGTGGATCTTGCTTGCTTGTGTCTAAATCTGGTATATTCATGGTAATGGCTTGAACAGTTTGGAGAATTCTTTAAATTTTGGTGTTAGTATACCACCGGCCGCATACTTATGACCACCTCCATCTGCTATCTTACTAGCTATTTTAGATAAATCCAAATCAACCCCTTTACTCTTTCTAAAGCTGATGCGATTATTGTTGAGATTTATTACTATACTTACATCTGCCCCTTTATTCTCAGTAATGTGGTGAGCAACGTCGTTAATACACTCACTAGCAAACGTTGATATGAAATTATATTCAGTTTTTGAGATTGTAACTCTACCCTGAAAGTATTTTAATTCAGATATTACCCGGTCAATCTTCTTATTATAAAATGATATTATAGATTGCTCCTCTTCAGTAAAGCCGTCAAATCCATTCTTAAATCTTGCAACGAAACGTGCTAATTTATCTCCTTGATAGTTCCAAAATATAATATTTAACGCGTGAGTATGAGGTAGCTGTAATTTGTAACAATCATAATCATCTACTAGCAGCATTAAGTGTTTCTGCTTATCAGTAAGCTGTACATCAACACTTTTGGCAAGTAGATCATATATATGTCTACTACAGCTAGTCTTTTCTGTTATAAAATGCTTGCAGTGTTTATATTTGTCTTTATTTGCTACGTGTGTGTCGTGGTGGTCGATCACTACGATGTTATCCTTATCTACTAAACGCTGACTGTCCTGAGATGTGTCAATGTCTAGAATGTAGACTGAATCGTACTTGTCAACACCTCTTTTTGCAGACCAAGCCTCGAATGAGGACTTAAAGTCGTTAACTTTGGTTGTAATATACGGTATTTGCTTATTGTTATTAAACCACAGAAATAGCAGGTAAGACATGGCTCCATCGAGATCTATGTCTGTGAATATGAACTTCTTTTTGGCCGCCACTTCTAACATATTTAACCGGATAGTTAAAAAAACAACTAATCTTCACCTAGCATCTGGAACGCTTCGTCGAATTCATTAGCCTCAGCTGTATCGATAATCTGCTCAGATTGTGATAATGTTAAAGTTGTATAATCTATAGACATATTACAGGACCCAAAGTTTTGACCGTATCTATTCTTAGCCATACCTAGCCTAATTATACCTAATTCGTTATCACCTTCCTCTTGCCAGATGCTCATAATGCAGTCAGCTGTGGCTGCTAGTCCAATGCTTTCACTAATATGCTCAACACCGGGATTATGTTCATTCATACCGCTACGATTAATTTGAGTAGCTGTAATGAACGGGCAATTATATGTATATGACAATGCTCGTACCTGCTCAGCGGCGTGCTTAACTCGTTCGTATGAATTATTACCTATCGGACAATGAAGCAGATTGATATAATCAAGTACAACTGCATCTGGCTTGATACCCTTATGTATCAGTTTCTGTAAGTACGCGCTTACCTGGCTAGCTGTAATTGCATTAGGAGGGAACTCCTTAATTACCAATTTCGCGTCAGGGTGACTTGAGCTGTAATCTACGACCTTACGCTTTACCATGTCAGCGCTCGTATTGAGATCATTTATGGGTACCTTCGATACGTTTGTCGATATCCTCTTGGCATACATTAACTCTGACATTTCAAGTGAAATGAGTACAACTGTTTTGCCTTGGTCTGCGATGTTACATGCGATGTTGCCAAGAAATATCGATTTACCAATATTTGTTTCACCAGCAAATAGATAAAGTGCACGGCCGGTTTCTAAAAACCCACCACCTAATTTTCTATCCATCCACTCCCAGTTTGAAGGTATGTAATGCTCTTCCTTTTTGAGATCATCAATACATATGTCAATTTCCGAGAAGAACTCAATCCCCATATCAGAAGAGAGGTTTATGTTACATGCCTTTTCAAACTGATTTAAAATGCTCGATGTATCTATGTCACCTGAGTTGCATTCCTCCACGACATCTAGCATCGTATTATAAACAGCCTTCTCTTTTAGGAACCTTTCCGTATTATCGTATAGCTCTTCTTTGTTAAATTTACCATCTATGTCTTTAAACTTATTAACGACAGTCTTGAATGCAGTTCTCAGCTCGTCCGTCGTTAATCTAGACTTAATTTCTGTGATTGTAGGCTTCTCACCTCTCTCGATAAAGAAGTCTCTGATGACCTCTACGATACCGCTAATGTTCTTATCTTTAAAGTATCTAGGATCTACGTCATCAACGATAGAGCCCAGATACATCGGCTCTGTTAGCATGTTATATATAATAACAGTCTCAAAGTAATTACTGTCTAATTTTTTGTCCATTTATCTATAAAATATTTTTCACTGTCTATAAAGCCCTGCTCTGGTTGCTCTAACCCTGGACTTCTATGTATAGCCCATATAGGCCATGTAGTTAATTTTAACTTATGTTTGTTAGCTTGCAAGCAGAAATCTAAATCATAGTGATGAGCTATAGCTGGTAAGTTTTCATCAAATCTAATATCAGGCGTTAAGCTACTCACCTTAATGGCTAAAAATAATCCATCTAAGATTAGACACCTTGATGGCATTGGTCCGAAATTTGTCATGAATATCTTACCATCGTCATCATATGGATGTGCTACTGCACCGGACCAATCTTCTCGCTTAGCCATTAAATGCCATAATGCAGGTTGTTTGATTTCAATCTTCTTAGCCCCTGCTAGCCCCACGACATCATATTCCTTAAATGCTTCCTGTAGCTTCTCTGGCCAGCGATTATCATCTACGCTAACATCATCGTGCATTAATATAACGCAATCATACTCATTATCGGATGCCATCTTAAGAACTTTATTGTAGTGCTTGCCAATATTCTCTTTATTATTGGTTTTAATTACAGCATCTAAGTCCATGCTCTCATAAAATTCATGATCCTTACCCTTGCCATGCAAAAAGCCATTAAGCATAGTCTCATATGTAGGAGTCTTCTCAAAATTCCCCCGATCGTGCTTTGTGCAGCAGCCTAATAAAGTTTTCATAGAATAAAAAATGGTGAACTAGTCTTGAACTCTCCTACTTTGCGAAGACACTCAATTTGATACGGATCAGCATCGTAGAATAGTCTGTATATGCACCCATCATCAAGAGGCTTCATATCACCTGTTTGAGCTGAGGAAAATTCTCTATCTGCAGCAAACAATGTACTACCACATCTGACTAAGTACACATTATTTGTATATGTGTTATGTATCCAGCAGCTGAATGTACCTTCTAGCTTTTCGCATACAGCCTGTATTGCTTGTTGCTCTCTTTCCCACATCCATACATCTGGATCATACAGGTCTTGCATCTTATTCCATATCATAGCTGGAATAACAGCACTGTCAACCGGGCTATCGACCTTGTACTCTTCTGCTAATACCTTACTGTTTGAAAGTACACCGTTATGTGCGACGTGCCATGTGAGGTGCTTGAACGGGTGACTTGTCTCAGGATCAAAATCTCTTTGAGCACTGGTTGGGCCTTGGGTATGTCCCATATAATATTGTCGCCCTGGTTTGTCTTCGAGCTGTAGAGAGTTCCCTTCTGATCTTTGAATGTCAGATACTTCTTCTCTGTGTATGTACATACCACCATAAGCAAAACTCCCTCTATCTTTATTTAATTCATAAAGAGTCTTAAATCGCTCCGAATCCGTACTACCAAATATGCCACACATACTATCTCTTCGCTGTAAATATTACCATATCCATATATGCAGGTTTACTATCATCTATAGGTTGAATAGATCTACCGTTGTGCCATAGGTGGCTGTCGTCTATGATGATCATTGTACCAGGATCCATGACTGCCTCAAGGAACGGAGGCTCTGTTTTGCTTGTAGATAGTAGTGCTTGACCCCCGATAATATTACAACGAGTGATTCCTATCATTGCAATACATTCATATCCATCTTGATGCCAGCCTTCCGGGGATAGTTGAGTAGCTCCACCGGAGCATCTAACTCTCATCTGATGAATATCCATCTCGACTGTAACAAACCTACATGCATCCATAAACACCTTGACCATCTCAAGCATAGCAGGGCTCTGTAAAACGTTCTCGTCAATACTATTAAAATTGCGGGCCATACCACCTTGATGCTGATTATATTTGCTACTTTGCTTAAATTGTGTAACACCAAGATCACTTATTTGAGTACCTATCTCACAATCTACTAATACGTGGGAATATTTTCGTAGGCGATAATTACCATCAACATGATCTGTTTCAGGTAAGCTGTCGAACGATGACTTAATTTCGTCCGCGTGATGCTGTTCTATTTTTGTAATTTGTAATATTGTATTAGCCATTTTTTCCAAATATTTCGTTTGATTGTTGATTTACTCTAACAAATGTTGCACACTTAGGCATTTGCTTGATTGTTCTAGCACCAGTATACGTACAAGCACTGCGAAGTCCACCCAGAATGCTTTTGACTGTTTCAGAAACGGGACCTTTATATGGAACTCCAACACATTTACCTTCTGAGCTTCTGTAATTGGCTACACCACCGGAATACTTCTCCATAGCAGAAGAAGAACTCATTCCGTAGAATTGCTTTTGACCGTCTACTACTTCACCGGAGCATTCAGCATGACCAGCCAACATACCCCCCAGCATAACAAAATCAGCCCCCCCACCAAAGGCTTTGGCCACGTCGCCAGGGCAAGTACACCCGCCGTCAGCCATAATAAACCCACCAACCCCATGAGCAGCGTCTGCGCATTCGATGACTGCGCTGAGTTGAGGGTAACCCACACCAGTTTGTATACGAGTAGTGCAAACAGACCCAGGGCCAATGCCCACTTTAACAATATCAGCTCCATTTAATATTAACTCCTCTGTCATCTCACCAGTAACAACGTTACCAGCTATAATAACCTTGTCAGGATACTCTTTCCTGATCGTCTTTATATATTTACTAAATCTCTCTGAATAACCATTAGCAACATCGATACAAATAAATGTAATAAATTTATGTCTCTCGAGCATAACGTCTAGCATATCCCTATCAGTACCTCTTAACCCGATTGTAATTGCGGAATAAGCTGAGGGTATACATGCTAATGTTGTGTCTGTATCTTCAATGGTAGTATACTTGTGAAGACATGTTAGCATGTTGAAGTCAGACAATGCAGTAGCCATCTGTACGGTACCTACATGATCCATATTAGCGGCTACGATTGGGATCCCGGACCAACTCTGCTCACAATTAGGAAATACAAATCTACGCTTAAGATCTACTTCCTTTCTCGAACCTAAAACAGATCGTTTAGGTCTTAAGAGTACATCTTTGTAATCTAGTTTTATTTCTTGTTCAATTCGCATATTCTATCCCATGCCCACTCATAGGCTGATTCAGGGTCGTTAAAACTCTTACACTCTTCTGTTATCCAGGAAACTTTTCCTTTCTTATAGATAGAACATACCCAACGTTCTGGGTCTATTCCGGCTAACGGGGCTACTTTCATCCACCAACCCTTTTCACGGAGTTGTAAATTAGTAGCTATGGTCATATAGGCTGGGTATGTTTTTCTTTTCATTTAATCATCGTACCCGCATCCATCATTATGTTTACTAGTTTTAATTATTAAATTGCTCCAGGGTATCTCTCTGCTATACTCAATAGGGTCTTCCACGCCGGCATCAATAAAGCCTTGAAGCCGTGACGAGCATGCTGTACACTCTCCGCAGGCTTTTTCTTTCCCTTCGTAACAGGTCCAGGTATGTGAAAATGGTACATCTAGTTCTAATCCCCACTTAATAATTTCTTTCTTCGACAACTCTATAAGAGGTGCTTCAATCTTAATTCTATGCTTTCTATTGAGGGAAGTCAAGCTATTAATCGCAGCCATAAACTCGTTACTCCCGTCCCAATAACCAGCTTGTGTATCTACTTGAGCAGCTCCGTGATATACTGTATTAGCACCTACAGATTCAGCATATGCACAACAAATAGACAACATCATCTGGTTCCTAAACGGCACGTAATTGACTGTCTGAGCGTCCCCTAATACATCACGTGTTTTAGCTACATCAATGTCGGGATTCGTTAAAGATGATGTGGTTATATATTTGAAGAAATCTAGAGCAATGACTCTATAGTTTACTTTGAGCTTAAACGCTGTTTCACATGCACAGTCCAATTCTTTATCGTGCCTTTGACCGTAATTGAATGATATTGCATGAACTTCATCGAAATCCCCTGACTTTGCTGCATGATGCAATAAGACTGTTGAGTCTATACCACCTGATGTTGGAACTATTACCTTATTCACTCATTCATTATAGTATAAACGAATAAATAATTCAAGATGAAAGACCCTGATCTGCAATTAATTGCCGAAAGATACGCGGCCGTACGGAGCTTGGTTGAGCAGCAACCAGAGCAGCAAGACCAACCAGGCCTGGCCAGGCAAGTTGCTACTGGATACGTTAAGAGCCAGATACCAAGCATCAAAGACGGTAAACTAGGTGCATTACCTAAAATGGCGGCGGCTGGAGCCAAGTGGGGAAATCGCGGGGCAGCTGCTGCGAAGACTGCTGCGGGGACCTCAGTCGGTATTGGTAAGCTTTCAACAAACATCGCAAATCCTGTGGGTACAGTGGCAGGTATCGGAGAATTTGGAGCTGGGATGATGCAAGCTAAGCATATGCAGAAGGCAGTTGACGCAGGAGAGATATCAGCACAGGATGCT